TGGCCAACAACCCGATGACACCGACCGAGATCAAAGCAGCGCTCGGCGGAAAAGGCGTGTCAATCAAAAGCACCAGCGGGATTATCGACCGCGCCAAGCGTGACAAGATCATCAAGAAAGTCGGTGACAAATACGAACTCACCGCGAAAGGCAGCAAGGTTGACGACACCACCACCAGCACCACAGGAGCTTAATTGATGGCGCGCTTCATCATGAAATATCGCTGCTATAACTGGAAAACGAAGAACCCGGTGATCGATAAGACGCGCACCATTCTCCAAGACGAAGGCATGTACGCCAAGAGTAAGCGCCGGATGCTCCATGACCTGACCGGCGTTTCCGTCTCAACTTACGACGGATGGTTCGAGGGAGATACGATATCGCCGCGCCACGAAACGGTGATGGCAACTCTTGCAGCGCTTGGATACGAAGAAACCTTTGTCAAGGTCACGAAGATCAATGTTGAAACAGAACTGGAAGCCGCCGCGAAGTGGCGTGAGCAACAAGAGCGTGCGCGCGAACGTCAAGCCGCGAAACCCAACGGCAAAGGAAAATCTAAGTGAAAAATCTGAGCATACGCAATCGGCGCGTTGTCAAAAAACGCCGTCCTAACGGCCACGGTCCTACGGTCGAAGTCAAAGGCGCAATCAAATCAAAATCATCGCTGAAAGCCAAACGCGGCATTACCAACATCGATGTCGAAGTCGGTCAGCGCATTCGCATTCGTCGCAACGAAATGGGCATCAGTCAGGATGCTCTGGCGAAAGCGCTCGGCGTCAGCTTTCAGCAAATCCAGAAATACGAAAAAGGCGTCAACCGCATCAGCAGCGGTCGGCTGGTGCAGATCGCGCAAGTTCTTGAAAGCTCGACTAACAATCTGCTTAACGATCATGAGACCGCCGTTACAGGAAGTTCCTACGGCCAATTCATGATGACGCGCGAAGGTCCGATGTTGCTCGACGCCATGGTCGCCATTGACGATGTCGCCTTGCGGCGTGCGGTGGTCGCGCTGGCGCGCAGTCTGGCAAACATCGAATGACAATCAACCCGATCAGGATCATGAGCGTTCGTAATCCTGATCAGTTGCCAATCCAACGCGGAGGGGACCGCAATGACCGACGAGGACGCTATCGAAGCTCATCTTGCTCTGGCGCAGTATCACGCGCAGCGCGCCTGCGATGCAGCGCATTCCATCATGCGTCGACATCACGGCAATCTTGCTGAACTGTTGATCGAAGCCGCGCGATCCATCGTGCACGAAACTTCGACCACTAAACGGTTGTCGGACATCGTGATCGAGGGGGGAAAGGCGTGAGCGACAAACTCGTCGCAGCATTGAGGCGGATCAAAAAGCGGATGAAACCACCGATACCACCAACACCGAGTTGGAACGATTGGATGCTGGCCGGTAAGGCTATCCAAGATGGCTATAATTTCGAAACGTTCATGAACAAATGGCAGCGCTATGCGCTGAAAACAATCATGAAGAACCGAACCTCCATCAAACGGTGGCATGACACATTGACAAAAGCGCAGCGACAACGTTCTTTTGGAACGCCTCTGCTGATTGTAAGACATTGGAGGGCCAGCAAGCGATGAAACATGATGAACCTCACATTACCATAAAACAGCAATTCATCGACGAGCTTGAACCGCTGTTGATCGCAACAGAGAAAGCCATCGTCGCTGGCGACATTGCCGAGTCAAGACAACTGAGCTTGGAAATGTTGACACTAACACAGAAATACTCCGACAAGCTCAACCCAGCCGACTTCCGTGATGCGCTGAACAATCCAACAGCAAATCGAATTGCCAAGCGGCTGGGAGTGCAGCCATGACTTTCGGACCCGGCAAGTACGATGACATCTGTACCATAGTGCACGAAGAAATTGGCGGCCAAGTGATCCTAATTGTTCTCGGTGGCAATCGTGGCAATGGATTTGCGTGCCAGACCGATTTGTCGACTCTGATAGCGTTACCCGATTTGCTTGAGGATATGGCGAAGCAACTTCGCAAGGACGCAGAAGGCACGCTGCCATGATCACGATGCCACTGGTCACGCCACAGGTTCACCGCGTGCTGGAACGCCGCGACAGTGGCGACAAGGTCGCGGTTGCCGCAATCCTCTGCGCTCCTCCACCACGAAGTTTTGCCTGCGGTCTCGTGGCTGGTGCGTGAGCGCTATATGCTCTGGATCGAACGTGCTGTAACGCGCGAGCAAACGGAGGGCCAGTCATGTGGCTATTCGGTATGTTTGCTGCTGGCATCCTGCTCGGTGCGCCAGTCGGCTTTCTTGTGTGCAGTTGGATAAGTGCTGGCAAGATCGAAGACATCAGACGCGGCTATGACAGGGAACAGATAGATGGTTTACATGATTAGCGATCATTTAGACGACGACGCCGATAAGGGCGAATACCTCACCTACGAAATGGAAAAAATCGTGGGCGAGTGCTTTCTCGCTCTGCTTAAATTCTGCGACAATCACGAGGCGATGCTGGAAACCTACGCGGGCTTCTGCTTCGACATCATTGAGAAGATGACAAAAAACAAAAATGAACAACAAGTGCTGGCCGACCGCGTCAGCGACATGATCAAACTAATGATCGAAGAACACTGCTGATCATGGCAAAGACACCAAGACGACCATTTCAACAGTCGGCACGGAAACAGAAAGTAATCGGCAAGGTGTTGGCGCGCATAGATGGACAAGCCGATACGATCCCCGTCAATTTCTATGAGGGTACGCGCGTGCCAAAGATCGGTGGACACTTCACTATCGGACCATACAACTGCACCGTGGTGAAAATCATCAAGTCAACAAAACCTAAAACCAACGAGCGAAGGAAACGATGAGACTATCCGACCACATCCTCGCCGAATGCGGCAAGACCAATGACATCGAAGGCATGTTCACCAGCATGGCCGCATCAATTCGACAAGCCGAGCGGTTCGAGCTTTCCGACGATGTCACCATCGCTGCCTATCGACTGACGCAATCAAAGCCGACCACACTGCTTAATACGCTACCGCTTATCCGCGCGCCCTATCGAAAGATGTGGCTCGAATGGCGCGGCGGTGCCTCGACGCGAACTGGCTGGATACCGCCCGACAAGCGGCGCGATGTGGCCGTTGCGCCTGATCCGCTGAAGCAAGGCGCACTGGTCGAGACTGACGAAACCGGACAGCGCGGCATCATGACGTTTGCGTGGGTGCACAAACTGCGGCCGGAACGCGTCGGAGACACGCTCTATTCCCCGGTCAGCATCAGTCCGCTCGGCACGCTGTTCAACTGGGAAAAGGATGCCGTCGTTTCGCTCGACGCCATGACCATGTTGCGCAAGCGCTACGCCACCGACGCCGAGCGACACAAGCCCGTTGCACTGATGGATTTGCTGTTGACGACACGATACTCGAAACAGATGTCCGACGAAGACGTTCGGAGATGGATGGAGCGATCTTGGTTTCATGATTGGCCCAAGCATGCCAAGCAAGCAAGCGAGCGTGAAGCGCTGCGCGAACTCGGCAACCACGCCATGCCGTTCGTCAGCCCACACGCAACCGGCTTCGTTGGCTGGTGCGCCGGACAGGCGTTGTCGAATGACAAGCTACTGAAAAGCTTTCTCGACAATGTCGTTTCGCAGAGTTGGGAAAAAGACATCGAAGGCGAAAGCCCGATGATCGAGACCATCATCGCTATGATGAACTCGCGCAATTCGCCCATCGAACATCGCGACGTTGATCTTACAGCGCTCAACAAATCGCGCGCCAAGATGAAGCGGCCGACGTTCCTGCCATATCGCACGACGCATCTGCGGCTGTCGCAGGCACAGGCGCGCGCCTTCCGCGCCGGGATCATGACCCGCGAAGAGGCGGGATTTCACAGCGTGCGCGGTCACTTCAAGGTTAGGAAGTCCGGCGTCTATTGGTGGTCACCATTCTATCGCGGCTTGCCCGGCAAGGAAGTCGAGCGAAAGGAGTACGTCGTGTCATGAGATTCGAGGCGCGCAAGACCAACGAAAGCGACTGCATCAAGTGCCACTGCGCGCGTGGCATCTGGCGACTGAACCAACACATCTTCATCTGTGATAGCTGCCTAGCCGACCTGTACGCGTATCTGAGGGACAACCCATATGACGAGAACGATCAATCAGTCGTTATGGTCACTACCTATGCCAGATCGTATCAAGCGCCTGCCTATCTAGCGGGCTGGCTTCCCGGTACCGTGGTTCGTCGCATGGATCGACGGAGAGCCTGACGATAACGGCCAATGAGCGAGATCGAACGCTATAACCGCAAACGCAATGCGATGCTGATGCAGCGCGACCCCGATGCGCTGATCGTCTTCATGCGCAAGCACCGCTTGCCGGTGCCATCTAGCCGGGCGGCGGCTGAGTTGACGATGCACAAGAGCATCACCAGCGTTGTGTCGCTGCCGCTTGAAGTGCGTAAGGCATCGAAGCAATGGTTGACCGAGCGCGGCTATCATTCACTCGATGATGGAGAACTGTGAGACCATGAGCGAAATCGTCAAAGTCCAGATACCGCTGGTCAGCAACGACCCGAACGTACTGCCGATGATCTATGACCGGCACCACAAGCACACGACGTTTCAAGTGCTGGATCGAATAACGCAAAAATATCTCGGCACAGATGTGAAGGGATATTTTGAAGCCGAGTGGAGCAACACCAAGGGACAATGGCAACTCGGTCGACGCAGTAAAGACCGCGACTGGTAGAAGGAAGACAACCATGCACACCAAAGACATGCTCGCCGATGCACTGCTAACGGTCGGATTGATCGACATGAGCTTCAAGGCGCGTAGCGGATACTATCACGACTACCTGTCACCGATTGCATTGCCAGAAATGCAACTAATCACCGATCTCGGCATCGCGATCCAGAACAGCCAAGACAAAAAAGATCAGATCATGGCGTTGCGTTCGCGTGTGATCAACGGCGACTTTGACGCCAGCGATGAAGAGAGTGACGCATGGGCGGCTTCAGCGGATGGACAGGACACGTTCAGCAAGCTGACACGTCGGTGAACCCGCAATTCGGCGACATGACCATCGGGTTCGAACCGGGCGATCTCCCGCCGCGCATCTGGAAAGCGCTGGCGGTGATCGCCGAACACACCCACCAGACCTATGAACAATTCGGCGTCGGCTCATCAAAAGACAAATGCCTGTTCACGTCGCTGGCGATCAGGGACTTTCTTGTCGCCATCGGTTACACCGACGCCACCGTGCGCGGCTGCACGCTGTTCATCTATGCCAACGATCCAGATGGCAATGAGATATGGTCGTTAGGTCTCGGTGTTCCCGGCGATCCAGACAGACCAGACAAGTTCAACGGCCATGCAGTCGTCACGGTACCGTCGCTCAATCTGTTGCTCGACCCGACTATGTATCAGGCCAAGCGCTCGCACTGGCGCGACTGCATCACCGGCATGATGGCAGTATCATTCTATGAGCCGAAAGACGACAGTCCAACATGGCGCAACATGTCAGTGATCTCCGGTGCATCGCATGAGTACGACGACCGTACCGTCAGCGTGCTATGGGCCGATCGACCGGAATTGCAATGGCGTAAATCGGAAGACTTCCGTATCCGCAACGCGCGCCGGATCGCAGTGACAAAAGCGCTGTGCGAAGCGTTCGAAACTGCAGGCACAAAAAAAGCCCCTGCGTAAAGCAGGGGCGAGAGGGAGTGTCGCGTAAGGAGTGAAATTTAACGACATCACGGACGTGACGCCGCTTTCACAAATTCATTTTACATCTTTTTGTGCGTGACTTCACCAATCTTTTTCTTCAACGCTTCGCATGTCGCGCGCACTTCCGTTGTCATCAGCGAGCACGCTTCAATCTGAAGGAAGTAGTGCTTACCCTCATCGCGGAACCGGCTGGCGATTTCCTTGATCTCGGCAATCATGGCATGCACACCAGACACCATGGTTTCACAACACTTGGCGGCGTCCTGTAGCTCGGTGCCAAGCGCTTCGATCTCCTTCACCGCTGCTTCGTATTCCCGCACCACGGCTTCCGACGTGAGCTTGCCGACTTGGTTGACGCCCTCTTGGTGCTGAACATAATTCGGCATCGGCGGTGACGGTGGCGTCGGTCGCTGCCGAATTTGACCGGTCTCGCGTTCGAACTTTTCAACGGTCATCAATGTCGGTGCGCGCTTCATGACTTCCGGCAAGGTGCTCATGTCAGGGTCTCCGCAGTTTCAAAACGAACGCGGCACCCTAACAACGTCAAGTCTTTTGTCTCCCCGACAACCGTCAATTCGTGGTGGATAGCCACGGTCAATTTATACGAACTCCCAATCGACAGTGCCCATGCCGTCGATGCCCAGTGCGTTTGCCAGCGCGGGTGACAGGTCGATGCCTGCACCATTGGTCTCGACCCCGTCCATGTCGGTGCCGCTCTCGGCCTGCGGACGCTCGCCCGTTGTCCAGTACGGATCATCGGTGTTCCAAGGTCCAACATCCTCGATGCTGGCAATCGCGCTGATGCCGGTCACCCAGTTGTAGACCCGGACTTGCGGTCGCTCGCCTTCAATGCGATCCGGCAACGCAATATAGAGATCGGTGTCGTTGAGCACCTTGTTCGGATCATAGGCACTTGTGTTGTAATCGCTTTCACCGCCAAACACGGTCGCGGTGATGTCGCTCTGGTTCGAAGGAATGCTTGGCGTGTTGTGAAAGTCTTGTCCGTTGATCGACACGGTGACATCGCCGTGCATCGCGATTTTCAGATTGACGATGTTAAGACAGCGCGCCGCACCCGTAACACGTTGTCCATTAATGATGATGGTTACATCACCCTCGACCGCGCCAAGAATGTCCACACGATTGTTCTCACTCAATTCCGGTGGCGGCTCAGGCTCCGGTTCTGTCGGCGGTACGTCAACGATCTCACGTCCTGAAAGCACCGATGCGATAGCTGCGCAAATCTCATCGAACTTGTTGCGATATAGTTCGGCATCAGTGGAGCTATCGACGAAACACGTCTCGATCAGGATCGCCGGTTCTTCGGTGTTGTTAAGAAAATATAGATCACTGCGATACTTCGGTCCACGGTCGATCAAGTCCCCAGCATTCGAAATAGCTTCCGACAGCGTCGCGGCCAATCCATCTTGAGTGACATAAAGCACTTCACAGCCCATTGGCTTTGTCGTCGTCTCATAGGCATTGAAATGCACTGAGACATCGAGATCACGATCCTGTTCATTGTGGAAGTCCACAATCGTTTCGAGATTCTGGCTCTGCGTGGTCGAGATATCGTCATGGAAAGTCTTCACACCCAGACCAGACTTGAGCAGCAGATCGGCGACTTGCTCGACCACGCGCCGCGCTTCATCGACTTCGTCCAGATATCCGCTTGCGCCGCGCACCTTCAGGCCATGACCAGACGAGATCACAATGTTCATTGCTTCGGCTCCCTGATATTGCAGCGTTCAGCCATGGTGGCGAGAACTGCGTCCCGACGTTCGGCCGATTTGCTGACGTGGTGCAGTGTGTAGACGCTCCCAGCGAAAAACATCGCGTTGATGACAACGAGCGCAAGCAACAGCGGCTGGCTGCGCAAATCATGCACGATGGTGTTTGCGACCTTGAGGATCATATCCTCACAGCTTCCGCATGAATTGATCGCGATTCAGCGTCGGCGTACCCTCTAGTGCGCGAAGCCTGTTTTCATGATCGTACAGCACCGCATCGCTCAACTCTGGTGGCGGGGGCACCGGCTCCGGTTGAGGCGGCGGCACATAGGGATCGGGCACGCCGCCAGCCTCAAGCCATTTCTGATATTCGACCCAGTCTCGGTTGGCAGGCTCGTTCGGAATGCACGCGCCGTCAGCAGTGCGGATCACGGAAGCATCGGTTGCGGTGAGTTGATAATCTGCCATTAGAGCCTCGCATCAACGGCGTACTGGAACTGCATTCCACAAGCTCCCGCTATATTATAAATGCGGGCTCTAAGGCTCTTGGTACTCGCGGTCGCCTCATTAAGTGCAACACCATTTGTTACAACGCCTCCCGCACTTAGAGTGGCGCAAACAAGTCCTGACGTGCCATTAAGATCATAAGTGCTAACGGTTGGAGTTGATCTCATCACAGAACTAAACGACGCAGTTCCACCCGCAATCGCACCGGCTGCTGCACCAGCCCCCCACGAAAATTCAACAGCACCAACATCCGTAGCTGTTCCAAGAAGCGTTCCGATTTCATATGTAGATTGAAAATATCTCCGACAAAGCACCAACTCTTGATCGAATGGCCGCATGATGAACGGCGCGCGAGCCGCAGACGGAAGTTCGATACCGGGGAGGATGACGACGCCAGTTATTTGGAACGTGTCAGTGGTCGCGGCCACACCGTTAATGGTGCCCGTTACGCCAAGTTGGTTTGTGCCTACCCAAACATTAGCCGTGCCGACGAAATTGCTTCCCGCCGCCATACAAATATACAGGCGCAGGCCCACTCCATTCGTATTCAACCACGTTCCCGATATATCGCCGGGGATCGTGACTGTCTTAAATTCCCAAGTCAGGGACGAATTTATCGTGAAGGAGAATGCGTATGATCTGCTATTGGCACCATTAACAATAGCTCCGGAATAAGTTCCGGGCCTATTGGCCTTGACCCAAAATCCAAATGAAACAGGTTGAGCAGTCGATGTCCCGAATGCGGGGCGGGCCGTTCTATATCCTTCAATTTTACTGATGATATAAACAACGTCGCCAGATGCAATGGACGGTTGTGCGGTGGTTACCGACAGCTTTAGCGAACTGATAAGACCGGGAGGGGCATCCGATACTTGCTGGGCACTTCCAACAGGGACGCCATTAAAGTTTACAGAAAAACCATCGATAATATATGTCTCAGTGTTAGATATGCCTGTAATGGCAGCACCGCTGTGGGCCTGATCTATGTCGCACGAGCCGTTGGTCTGCATACCGTTGTAGGCCAGCGCATCGAACGGCGCGGCATAGATGTTCTGTCGTGCTGTGATTTTGTTGGTCAATTCCGAGAGGTTGTTGGCGGCGAGCATGTCGCCAATACCTGCCGGTCCCTGTGGACCTTGCGGTCCCACTGGCCCCGCTGGCCCGGTCGATCCGGGTACGCCTTGCGGTCCCTGCGGACCAATTGCGCCTGTGTTTCCCGTATCTCCCTTCTGTCCGGTCAAACCCTGCGGGCCTTGCGGACCTATCGGGCCTTGCGGACCAACTGGTCCCTGAATGCCGGGTGGCCCCGGATCGGCGGTCTGAACGACCACGGTATCGTAATCGTCATTGACGATGACGACATCGTTGTTCGGGTCGGCGGTGATTTGAATGTCACTCATCGCGACGGCCCTGCAAGATTAGTGAGCGTTCCGTTCCATATCCTTGTCTGCAATCCGCTGCTGATGTTGGTCATGATCAGCGAGTGCGCATAGGTGTCAAGCGGCAATTGCTCTAGCTGCGCTTGCGTTATCAGTACAGTGAAGGTCCCGCCAGTCGCCGACGTAATAGCGATGCCTTCGCCGACATCGCTCGAAAGACTGAGCAACGCAGTCACATCGGTAGCATTCCTGCGCAGCATCATGCGCATCGTTGACCCGGTCAGGTCAATCGGGGCACCAGATGTCGTCTGGTAGACGAACCCGCGATAGAAGTCGGCGTCGTTCTCGACCGTGATGGTGACAATCGCCATGGTCAGATAACCAATCTCTTTACCTTGGCCTCTTTACTTGTAGGCGGCATCGATCTGAGCCAGTGTCGTGATCGTTCCGGCTGTGATTTTGCCAGCAACTTCGAACTCAATGTCAAAGCAATCCTGCACATGCGCGCCGACAGCGGTGTCGAGCGCCGAGAGTTCAGCCGGATTGAGTGTCATGAAGCCGGTCTTGTGTTTGAATTTTACCGAAGTGCCGGGGTTAATCTGGACGTAGACCACCGCGTTGGTGATTATGCTCTGCGTCTCGCGGTCGGTCGGAATCGTATTCTTTCCGATCTGGATGCCGCCTGTTTGCTTTTCATAACGCTTACGCGCCGAATAGGTCAGCAGCGCAGACGCGGGACTAAGGCTCAAGCCATGCGGCTCTAGAGCCTCAAGCAGCGCCTCGTCCGTCTGCACACCCGCCTCATCGACAGGCCAGCGCACGGCAACGCCACCGCTGCCGGTGAAATCGACATATCCCGGATCGTTGGTCGTCACGATATTTTGCAGCGGCGCGGAATAGACACGCCCGTCGTCGGCAAGCCAGTAGTGTTTGAAGGGGTTGATCGTCGGGTTTACGAGGTTCATCGGTAAGTCCCTCCATTAGCAACCGAACCAGCGACAGTTCCGGGAAAATAATTCACGCCACTGACATTTGTGTCGATCATGGAGTTGTAATTCGCACTGTAGCGCTGGCCGGTAACATTAGCTGCGCCAGTCCACGTCACGCCTGTTGAGGTGAGATACCCGCCAGTGTTGGCAAGAGCAAACGCCTGCACGGTTATCGGTGCGTCGATAAAGATTTCAAGGCTCGATCCAAGAGCGCCACATATGATCGATCCGCCAGCGGAATACAGAATGTAATCACCCACACTACCGTTAATATGAAAGCCTGTTTCGATGTTCACAGCACCGGCAGAGTTCATGCAGGCTAGGTCACAGCGTCCGAAAGTAACACCCTGACCGATCAAGACAGTCCCGTATGGAAAAGCCACGACACCGCTCGAACCGGGACCGACATGCTGACCGCCGGTCGCTTGCAGCTTGCAATAACTCAGCGTCAATGTGTTATAGGAGCCACATCCAGCGGCCCATGTCGTACCGCCATCGATCACGCAAGACGTTGGTGTTGTCGTATCTCCTTGAATGAGAATTTGCGGGATCGAGTAGTTTGGAGTGGTGAAGCCGGTATAAGTAAAGGGGGCGATCCGAATTGTGATCGCATTCGGTCCCGGCGCATATCCCGAAGCGACATCTACTGCATGCTGGATTGTCTTGAACGCCGTTGCTGCAGTCAGACCGTCGTTTGCATCATTGCCAGCGCCTCCATCCACGTAGTACGAGAACGGGACCACCACGCGCGCGCGGTTGCTTATCCCGTAGATCGCTTTCAACAACTGCGTCAGGTCCGCATTTGAAGGCGCAGCGCACGGCGTACCTGTCCAATCGAACAGAACTTTGTCGAAGGCGTACTGGATCACCGCAACGATTTCGCGCTGATCGTATTCAATCGACGCGGCTGGCGGAATGGAGCCAGCAGTTCCCGTTGACGGATTGCCATTGACGTATGGCGTACCATACAACGTCGTTTCATCAGGCAGACCGTAAGGAACATTGTATTTCATATGATGCTGCCCTTCATGGAGTCCCGGCCATCGGGCCGCCGGGAGTAAGGCCGGTATAGTCAAAAATGATTTCAGTGTGCGCGGGCTTCCATCTATTCAGGATGCACTCCAAATCGGTATCCCGCCCAATCCGCAAATGTGGATCGACGCCGGTCTGACCGCCGCCACCACCGCACCTGAACCACGTCAAACTGACCGTGGCGACATGCACCGTCCAGTAGAAGCGGTTCTCTGGTGGACCCAAACCGTAATTGGGATATTCGGATAGCTCTCCGCTCTCAACTCTGTTTCCGCTTGGATCGCAGACTATCAGATAGCCACTCACGAACATGGAGTTGAACGTCGGGTTGGTACCGTCGCCATAGACCCGATTGTCTCCGCAGCGATCCAGCCCAACCATAAATGGTCGATACTCACTGATGCTGATCGTGTATCCAAGATAGGCCGCTGTATCGATGAAGAACTGCCGCGACTGACCACCCATCATGGTCATCCGCAGCACCAGTTCGCGCTGACGCTGGCCGATAGTCTGAGCCTGCGACCAGCATGGATCAGGCAGGCCCCAGTTGCGCTCCCAATCAGGCAGCAGTTCTAACGTCGTGCGCGCATCGCTTTCGATCTCCAACAGATCAGCAGCGCGACCATCGACGTAACCCCAATAATTGTTGAGGCCATCGCAGGATTGCCAGAGCACGCTGTCCATTGTGTGCTTCGGCCATGCTGGACCTTGCGGCAACAACTCAAGAAACGCGTCGCGATAGTCATCACCGGCGCGACGAATGTGCCGGTCACTCATAAAGGATCGTTTCGAGCACGGCCATGTAACCCGGCGCAGGCATCACAAAATCTGTATCCGTCACCAGCTGAAACGATTGAACGCTTGGCGCATTCATGATCGCGTAGCTGACCCACGCGGCAAAAATAGTCTGACCCGGAGACGCCTTGACGAACAGCATGTTCTGCAGGCTCTGCTCAATCTCGGCCTGCGCTTCGGTGGTGTCGGGCACCAAATTAGCAATAGTGATATTGAGAAACTGTTTGATTGGAGCAACCACGTAACAGTCCTTGACTGTTACCGGCCGCATCTGATCAACGTAATCGGCAACAGCTATGATGTCGTTGGGTTGCGGCCAGCCATTGTCTGAGGCACGCAGATCATCCATCAGAAATCGCACCGTCATAGTGCCGACGCCCATTTCGTTCGGCGAAGCCCAAGCACGCGTCACGCCGGGAACAGCGAGCGCCCACGCAACATAATCAGCAGCATCGCCGCCCATTGGTGGATTTTGAATACGCTGCAAAACCCTAGCGCGTAGTTCATCGTCGGTTTCGGTGTCGGTGCCGTTCGTAAGACCATACGCAAATGCGAGACCGCTGACGCCGGGGATTGTCGGGTATATCGAAAGCCCAGAGCCATCCGGCAGATTGCCGAACGATCCTGCATCAAGCGCACGTATATTGCCGCTGACTAGCCCGCTTGCCGATGTGGTAATGTCCTCAAGCGTTTCGAACGTAACCGTGTTGTTCGCCGAACTAAAACCGACCGGGAAACTAATGCCGCTTTGCAATTGTGTGCCAGTCGGAACCACCGTGCCATCGACAAGACCCTGAAACTGCGCCGTACCAGTCGCAAGCGTCGCCATTTTGCGGCCGGTCGAACCATCTGCATTGACCAGCCAGATGTTGCCGTGCCGATCTAACCACTCCGTCTCTGCCGTGTCGGGCAGCAGCTGTAGTGACAACCAATCAACATATTGCAGTGTCAGATGGCAGAGCGCGCCCTGATTGTCCGACATGACACGCAACACGCTGTTCGGCACATTGGCATCGGCTCCCGGCAACGACGCATTGACCGCGTCGCGCACAAGTTCGCGCACCGCGCGCAATGTCGGCGTGTTCCACGGCATGTCGATACTTTGCTGTTAGGATTGCATGGCGTCCCAGAGGACGGCGTAGCGCAGTTCAATGTCTGGCAACGGCCCGCGATAAATCCTGATCAACGCATCAATGCGCTGCGGATCAACCCGCGTCGTCCACACATTGAAACCAGAACAAATCTTGTTATCGACAAACGGCTGGATCGCGTTGCGGATATAATTCTCAATCAACACCATCGTCGAGCCTTGCCGCGCGGATGCTGGCAATATCTTGGTGCGAGCCAACAACCACAGTTTCGATCCTATGGGCCAGCCGCCCCAGATCAATTGTGCGTCGAGATCACCCCACCATCCCATGCGATCAACGGAATCAGGATCGGGCAACTCATCGTTAACGCTCGCCAGCGCGTTAGTACCGAGTGCAACGATCACTGCAGTTGCCAGCGCTTGACTGTCATCGAGTGTACCGTTCGGCAACAACGACCAATCCACCGTGACGGAGTATTGCGGGAAGACGTTGTTTTGGACAAGCCGGATGTCAGGGACATTGTACCCAGCTGGCATTCATTCACCCTATCTTCGCATACACGTTCACTGAAGGACCGCTCTCGGTCTCCACTTTCGCAAATTGCGCTTTTCCAGCCTGAGCACCGAGATAAACATTGCCACCCGTGACGTGGACAAGGATGGTACCGTTTCCATCCATTAGGTAAACGTTGTTACCGCCCACACGACTGGCGTCCTTGGTCACGTCAACGAACATCGGCGACTTCTGACCGTCTTGATAGACGGACTCCTGTCCCTTCTGTTGACCTTGCTGCCCACCGCTACCACTTGAGCCGCCGCCGCTTCCATCCCTCGTTTGAGCACCAGCACCACCACCGCCGCCGCCACTTCCACCGCCGCTTTGCATTGTCGAATTGCTTTGGCTGTCCTTCTGCAGCAACTGCATCCGAACAGTCTTGTCCTGTGGTGCGGTCCAGAAACCACCGTTCTGCGTCATATGGAATTGCTGGAAGTCGCCGCGCCCGCGAAACATCGCGGTGTCGCCCTGCTGCAATTTGTAGAGACGGTGACGACGATCATCCATGATCGCTACAGGGAATGAACGGCTGCCACCCATGAAGCTGGTGAAATGCTCTGCGCTCGACTTGATCTTGCCCATGCCATCTTTCTCGGCATTGAACACCACCGAAGTGAAGCCATAGTTCTGCGGAGCCTCGACCTTGTCGCGTGTTTCGTTGACCATGAAGTTGCCGCCCATTTCCTGCAGCAATTTCGTGTCATCGACTTGGTCGACTACGCCGCGAGCGCCGCCAGATGTGTAGCCGCGCAGCGCGCTATTGAGTGGCGTTGATCGGTGCATCAAACACTCCCGCTCGTATCGTAAGTTTGTTGCGAATTAAGAAATTCAGGATTGACGCACGTCAGCACAGTGACACTGCCGCGCTTGTCGTCCTGCATGAAGATGACTTGCTGGATTGCCATTTCACGATCGAGCGGGATCATCGGAGAATAGACATGAACATGCTCGCCCTCCGACCAAAGCACCATGCCCTCGCGCAGCCATCCTTGTACAGTGATGGTTGCTTGGATCATCGTGCCATCGTGTATTCGCTGCTCGAATTGAGCGCGCAAATCCATTTCGTTCTGATACTTCACCGACTCCTCAATCGGAGTGATCAGCTTGCTTTGCAACACGCCCGAAATGCTGGTAGTCCGCGTCGCTTGCTGCTCGCTGGCATCCGTACCGTTATGATCATCGCTGGCTTGCGAACTACCATGAACGTCATACTGCTCGAATACCATCGAGGCATCCATGATGCACTGACAGGACAAGATATTCTTGCCCTCGACCAAACCAGCAACAATGGGACTGCTGTGATCGCCGACGAGCAACAGACTACCGAAGGCATCAACGGCTAATCGCGCACATCGATCCCGCGCAATGCGCTCGGTGAAATCCCAACACGACTCGCCCTTGTTGTTCTGAAGCTTGTCGAACGGCGTTGTGTCAATTGTACCGATCACCTTGACGGGAACGCCGTACTGTCCCCACACTTCACTCGTGGCTTGAGGCAAGGTCTTGTTATCGAAATTCCCAGTCTTGCTATCGACACTCGATTTAGCAGCGTTCGCAGTGTAACTCTTGCCTAGCAGCATCACGCCATGACTGTTCGCATCATATGCGACTTGACGCGTCTCGATGAAGCCGGTGATCGCCAATTGCCCAGCAAGCTTGACGGTACAACGATCTCCCGGCTTGAACTGCAGCTTAGTCCAGTCAGCGAGCTTGTTGCTTGGCTTGACAATAGCCGGATCGCGTTCAGCCGCACTGAACTGGAAATAGTGATACGAGTCACCAAAAGGACGACGGACCATGACAAATTCCCAATCCTGAAACGTCTGCCCGTTAACTTCGAGCGTTGCGATCTCAGTTGGTTTTGGCATGGATCGGCGTTGCTGGTGTGGTGGTAGATCGACGCTGCTTCCCCATTCGCGAAAACGACACGCTCACGACGACAACGCCTCACCGACCATCGGACAGAAAGCCGGATGCACAACTTTGTTTTCGTCGCGCAATTCGTCGGCACGTGAAGCGTCGTCATAAAACTTGTACGCCATGACGAGGCTCGGCAATACTTCGAAGAATTGGTACTGCAACATGCGCGGTAGCGGCAGCGCCGTCTGCACAAGATGATTTGTGATCGCACCATGTAGCGTGATCAGTGATTGAAACGTCATCTGATCCATTTCATTGGCTGCGATTTCCTCGGCATCCTGAAACGGCTGAAACAACGCAGTCTTTGTATCGTCAACCTGCTGACGGCTGATAAATGTCATTCCAGCGAGAATGAAACATTCCGTTGCCAAACAAAGACGAACGCCAGCGTTCTGAACAAGCACCGCGCCAAGTGAGACCGGACTCTCCTGATCGAGTTGCGCGCGCACAGTCTCGACTTGTTGCCACGTGACGCCCGCGAGCCGCGCCTGATCGAAACAATTATCGAGCGGCGGTCCCAACGCGTCATCGATTAACAGCTTATATGCGTTGGCGCGAGTATCGCCGATGGCAGTACGCGCATCGACACCCGTGCGACCCTTAGCCGGAACGAACGACACCAATGCTGCCAGCATCCGGTCAAGGATTGGTGCAGCCTCGGTGGCATCGGCGCGTTTCATACAGAAATAGTCTCCGGCAATCCGGTGCCAATGGATGGATTAGGTGGCGCGAGCGTCCGCTGTACCTGATCACGCATGGCTTGCACTGCATTCCCGACCGTCGCTTGCGTGTCCTCTTGACCCGGATCATAAAGCGGATCGAGACCAAGCTCCAAGAACGTCATATCAAATACGCAATAACCACCGAAGCGTTCTTCCTCAGTGAGCCGATATTTCGAGCAGACCACGTTCTGTATGGTCTGCGTCGGCAGTTGCAGTTCACCGCCGCCTTCAGTTTCAAGCGCAGCGAGCAACACGTCGCGCGGCTTACGATAATCGCGCTGGTAGAGATCGTCGGCGTCAGTCTGATAGACAATGCAATAGCCGCGAATGCTGAACTCACGCGCGTGACGCCCCATATCCTCGGCGTAAGGCAATTCCTTTTTGGGAAATTCGTGTTCGACGATGCGACGCCCGCTCTCGCGCGCATTGGATTCGCAATGGAATGTTGCACCTTTGAACGACGCACGCATGAGATCGTCGCGCCACGATGGCAGAGAGCCGTCCGGTCCTTTGCCAACGAGAAAGATGTCGCTCATATCGATAGCGTCTCAGGCCCTTTCTTCGCAGGCTCCATCTGTGTCTGACGATTGATCTCAACATCCTTGAACGGGCCGGTGCCTTGCGCGTCGACCTTGGTACCCTTCGGTCCATTCACATCCACGCGGAGCTTGCCGGTGGCTTCGACCTTGCCCACGCTGGATTGCGACTTGTCGATATCCTTACGGGCACCTTCCAATTGACGATCAGGCCAATCCTTGAAACGATCAGCGGCAGTCGTCGCCGGGGCATCTGGCAACAGCGGCAGCTTACCGATCTGTCGCTCTGGACGCATACGACCGCGACTGCCGCCCAGATCGAAGTGCATCAGATCGGGGACACCACCACCGCCCAACTGAGTCCCGAATGCGCCACCCCAACCCAGTTGAGGCCCTAGTTTAGGATCGTTCTTGCTCGTCCACGTCTTCACACCTTGGGCATATCTTCCATAGATAGCGACCGCCTCTGGATCATCACCGCGATTGGTGATCCTGCGCCCATGTGGATCGTAGATTTCAACATCAACAGCTTCGTGTTTGCCGTGGTAGCTCTGCATGGTGCCGCCGCGAAAGCCTGATGTCGGCTTCACCGTATAGCCTTCCGGCAGATAGCTGGCACCGCCTTTGATCGCCTCGACCAGCCGCTGATTGACATTGGAGAGATCGGCACCCGGCGTGTACTTACCGCCGTAGCCGCCGCCGCCCACAGGCGTGTCGCCTGCTCCCTTGCCAGTGCCTGGGCCAGCGGTGTTGCTGCTACTTCCCGCGCCGAGAATTGTTTTGCCGGGGTTCTGTTCGGCATATGCCTTCGCACTACCCGACATATACATATCGAAGCCCTGTTGCAGCTGCTCCGGTGTCATAAATTCTTTGCCAGCCTCTGCCTTCTGCATTTGCTGAAAGAACGGCAGCATGAACTTCGGGTCTTTCGCCATCTCCTCTGTGATCACCTGATCGCCGCGAAAGCCGGGGACCGAACCACGACCGCCGCCGCTCCACTTGCCAATGGCTGAGCCAACTGTCATGCCGACGTACTTCCGCGCCAGCAAAGCCATATTCGACGCGAGACCATGTACTGCAGTCGGGAAGCCTGCGATCTTGTTGCCGCCGCCGATGACACCAACGTCGGTCATTCCAAACTGCTTTGACTCTGCAGATGGCCATTGCGCGCCGGGATTATTGTAGCGGATCGCGGCAGGAACGCTCATGTCGCTGCGATTGCCAGTAGCGTTGCCGCCGCCTACTGCGGGAGTATCGCCCGCGCCCGCACCCGTGCCGGGGCCGACGTGACTGCCATACGGGCCGCCGCCACCACCACCACCACCACCACCACGACCCCCGCCGAACGCGCCATAACCGCGATCTGCGCCAGCGCCATAAGCACCGCCGCCGCCCGTCGTGTACGCGGCATTCTGCACCATGCCACGATCAAATCCAGCGCCTTTGTAGCTGATCGGATTGTAACCCTGCTTGAGCGCATCAATCAGCGCTTTAGTAGAATCGTCCAAGTCCTTTGTTGCCTTGGTGTTGTCCTCCGTTGTTTTCTTCTGACCACTTTCATCGTAGTTTTCGGGATGTCGCATGCGCTGCTCGCGCTCGATGTTCTGTTGATTCCACGGATTGAGTTTTTGCAAGAAGCCTTCGGGCGCGGGGTGCTCCTTATCAATCTTGTTGGCGCGGGCCGTCTCCTCGTGAATTTGCTTAAATATGCCCAACAACTTGTTCGCCGCAGCAATCGCGGGATCGAGAAACGGCGCTTTCAGTTCATCTACAATGTCAGACCATTCCGACGCGATGTCGCCAGTAATATCAGCAAATTCATTCCCCTTAGCGATGCGCTCATTTAAAGTTTGTCGGTCAGCCGCGTCCATTTCCGCAAGACGTTTTTTCGCCAGCATCGACTTGTCCCAGAAGCTGGACTCAAAATCGGTCTGACGCTTTGTGGCTTCAATCCGCGCTTGGTCTCGCGTTGCTCCTCTCGCAATTTCTTGTTCGATTGCGTGCTGCCTTACCTTCTCACCGGCTTCGGAAACTATGTTATACCGCTCCTGTTCTGTCTTCGCGCGCGCAAACCGCGTCAAGAACTGATCCATCGCACGTCTGGATTCCGGGTCAGCCCCAGCCATATGCATCAAACTACGACGCAACGGACTATCGACGCGACTGAGATCGGCAACCGCGCCAGCCATCTTCTCAAGATTTGCTTTGGTCTGCTCGGCGCTGACACCGACCGCTTCAAACTGAGCGATGATGTTCTTCATCGAAGCAGGATCGACACCGATAGCTTTCGCAGCCTGACTAATACCGCGCATTTCTTCGGCCCACTTTTTCAGTTCGCCGATCTGCTTGGTCATCTCTATGCCGAATATAGCCAAGCCGCCAACACCAGAAATAAGACCGCCTCGAAACTCACCAAGCGCCTTGAAGGCTTCGCCAAATCCACCAGCGATTTCCTTGAACGCCTTGTTTAGCGATTCGGTCTCACGCCGCATTTTCTCGTGCGCTTCTTTGACTTGCGGGCCACCTAGCTCCTTTGATTTTTCGATGATCTTGTCGAGACCCGGCGACGCATTGTCGACCAGCGTAACGATAAGTTTTAGTTCTTCCTGTTCAGAAGGCATTAGTCGTCATCGCTCACTGGTTGCTGCCTGCGGTTAAGCACGGCACTGCGCGTCATATGAATGCGAACGTCGCTGAACGGCATGGCCAAAAACACATCCGGACTGACATGATACCAACGAGCGAGGCGGTAACAATCAAGAATGAGTTCGTCTTCGTCGCCTACCAAGCCCGTGGATCGGGCAGAAAAAAATTTCGGAGCTTCATCGCCGCTGTGTTCCAATCGCGCGGATGCATATCCTCGATGAACGGCGCGAGAATGTCCGAGAGCGCGGCAATCATGTATGTCATCTTGCGCTCGTCCCACACCACATCACCGTCCTGATTGATGCGAACCGGATTGCCGTAACGATTGATGTCGCCAGCACGCGGCTCACGCAACTTGATCTCGTGAACAAGCTGACCGTTGTTATCACGAATTGGCTTGTTGAGTAATTTGACGACAAGCGGCCATTCATCCTGTAACAACGGCGGCTGTTCAATTGGCGAAGGCTCGATCTCCGGCGGCGGCATCGTCCGTGCCGGTTTCGCCTCCGGTTCAGGCTTCGCGTCAATGACTTTCGATGGCCTCACAGACGGCGTCTCTTCAACAAAACCTTCACGCTTGTTTGGAATATTCATCCGAGACTAACCTCCTGACAGGTGATGCCCTCCCAACGCACGCGAACCTGACCATCGCGCGTGTTGTTTTCAAAACCGCCTTTGCACGTCCCGCCAGTGAGAATGTACTGCATGTTGTTGGCGAGTTGCGCGACAACGGTCACATTGGTCTCGGTGAGCAAATCTTCCAGCAGAAATCCCGGAAGCGTCGATAGATCGCCTTCGATGTACGGTACGCGCGGCAATTCCTGATAGCCGTGGACGCCGTCCTGTCCTGCGATCATCGTGCGCTCGACCGGTGACGGGCTGACGGTGAAGTTGCCGCGCAGCGCCATCTGCGTGCCGTCCACCGTCAGAAAGGCAATGCCTGCTATTCTTTGGGCCATAGCTCATTCTCCTTTTCTGGGCTCTTTAGCCCGCACCGGACACTGCGTTGTACGGTCCCGTTGTCGCGCCGATGATCTGTGTGTCGATACCTCGGTCGTACTGCAGCCGGAATTGCGCCAGCACGGCGAAGATGCGCAGCTGATTGATCAGATCAGGCGGATAGAGCACGTTGACCCGATTCGGATCATTCGGATCGCGTTCGACCAGCAGATAGTTTTTGAAGGCTGACAGATTTTCGACAAGCCCGTTGTACATATCCTGCTGATACTGATTAATCAGTTCAGCCTTGATGATGCCGGGAGTGACAATGGCTTGGCCCGGTCCAAACTTGGTGCCATCATCAGCAAGCTTGTGCCTCGGGAATTTCGAGGTAATCGCTGCCTTCTGATTGCGAAGAAGCTTCGCCAACGTCGCGAGCGTCGTCATCAATTCATAGGCATCGTCAGGCTGACCGTACAAATTCAGCTGATAAGTCGTCTGCTCTCGGGCGATCATCGGTTGATTGTCAGAACCGATCTTCTGAATTGCGATCCCGTTCAGCGCCAGCGAGTTCAACTCGACAAAGTCAAACCGCTGATGGATCGGTGCCGCCTTGATCTGATTGAGCGACAACGCCTGCAACGGTCGCGCAGGATCATTGATGAATGCGCGCTGTGTCTTCGCTGTATAGGCTGCAGACCACTCAAAAGCTGGCGAGAGTGACGCCACCTCAAAGCCCATGATCGATTCGATACCGCTGTTCTGTGTATCGCCGAACGTCAATAGATCAGCGTAAGTGCCACGCTTTGCCGAGATCACGTGGCCGAACAATTCACGCTCCCAACCCCAGCGACCCTGATCGGTGAAACCATATTCTTGATCCCACACGAACAATGAGTTGGAATCGGTGTACGGCATCGCGACATACTCGAACGGCTCTTCACCCATGTTGGTGATCGCCGTCGTGAAATCTGGCGTGCCTGTTCCCCCGGTCAGGAATCCGGTTGCGGGTAAGGTAATGCCAAGACCAATCGGCGTCTGCTGGCCGCCTATCGTCCCATAATAATTCGTTGAGACATTGATCTCATTCGCATTGACGCTCATGAAAACCGACGTGAGCGTTACAGTGCCAGCAGCGTTCACTGCCGTGACCGGCAACTGTGTCTGCGCATTGATAGCGTCAGCAATCGCCTGACCGATTGTCGTCGGTGTATCGGTCGTCAGCACGTTGACCGGAATGTAATCGCCGCAGATGTAAAGATGGATAGTGCCAGCCGCTGTCGGCGCAGCCGTGATGACAATATCGCCACTCGCTGCTGCCGCGCCGGTTGATGCGGCCACCGGCAAGCCCCACACCTCATTGGCAAAGTTATTGGCAAAGAACGCTTGGAACATGCGCGCGAGTTCAGAGCCTTCGCCGAATTGTGCATCGGCTTGCGCCTGACTGCCGATGGGCACCGGAATGTCATCCGCAGCAGTCCCACCCTTGGCAATGCCGACCAGCAAAGCGCGCAGATTGATTGTGGGTAGTCCCGCCATCGACGGGTCCACTTCCACCCAATAAAGCGGCACCTTGATATTGGCAGGGATGTTCGCAAAACTGATCGGCATTGATACCTCCTGTCAAAATGAAAACGCCGCCTGTTTAGGCGGCG